CGACGGCGGCCACGGACATCGACCCCGGCTTCGCCGAGGTGTCGCTGAAGCCGCTGCCCATCCTGCCCAAGACGCAGGTGTCGGAGCAGCTCATCAAGTCCGCCAACTTCGACGTCGAGGCGGAGGTTATGGACAACCTCATGCGGCAGTTCTCGAAGATGAGCGAGGCCGGCTACATGGCCGGGGTCACGAACGGCCCGAGCAACGCCATGTTCACCGTCCAGACCGGCACGAACATCACCACCGCGACCTCGGCTAGCACCACGCGTGCTGCTGCCGTGACCGCAGGGGCGACGGTCGACAAGCTGATGGACATGCGCTACACGCAGCTGCCCGCGGCGTACTGGGGCTCGTCGGCGTGGATCATCGCGAAGGACGTCTACGCGAAGATCGCCGACATCCGCGCCGCGACCTCGGGCAGCAACGTGCCCATCTTCGTGCCGAGCTCGGACGCCGGCCTGACGCAGGGCGCCAGCGGATTCCTGCTCGGCCTGCCGGTGTACGTGACGGACTTCCTGCCGACGCACGCTTCGGGCGCTGCGGCGAAGAACGTGCTCGCTCTCTGCGGCAACTTCCGCGAGGCCTACGCCATCCGCGAGTGGGAGGGCATGACCATGCGTCGTGACGACCTCACCGCGGCGAACTCGGCCCGCATCGTGTTCCGCGGCTTCGGCTGGGGCAACGCGGCGTTCACCCGCGCCAAGGCCATGGTGCAGCTGCAGGTCACGAACGCCTGATTCATCCTCCATGCACGGCCAGGGGGTGAGGCTCCACGCGCCTCACCCCCTCGGCCGGGAGCCACCCGATGCCGGTACCACCGACCGTCAGCGACCTTCGCGGCTGGCTCAAGCGGCCCCACACGGAGGACGACGCGCAGATCCACCAGGCACTGGTGGCCGTGCTGTCGAAGTGGAAGGCCGCGACGGGCCGCACGGAGCTGCAGCTCACCGAGGAGGAATACCTCGCCATGCGCATGGAGATCGCGCACGTGGAGTCGTTCCGCGGCGACGACGTCGTCACGCCGCAGTCGCCGCTGTTCGTGGAGACGGTCAGGCGCATGCACAACGGGAACGCGGTGGGGTGACCGATGGCCGGCGCAGGCTATTTCCGCCAGGTGCTGACGGTGCAGAACCCCGTCACGACCGTCGACTCGTACGGGCAGGGGTCCGAAGCATGGGTCACGGTGTGCATCATCCGTGGCCGCTTGTATGACCCCAGCGGATACGCGTCGGAAGTCAACAGCTCGGAAGTCCTGGATGACGGCGGCCCGGCCATGCAGCAGGAGTTCTCAATCGAGGCGACCTGGCACCCTGGCATCAGCATGCGCAGCCGGATCAAGTGGAACGACAACGGGGTCGAGCGGACCCTGAACCTTCGCAGCTGCCACGATCCGGACGCCCGCAGGAAGCGACTCCGCATGAGAGCGATTGAGGTGCTGCCGTGAGGATGCGCTACACGCTCGCCGACGCGGAAGTGCGCAAGGCACTTGCAGCACTGCCAAGCAATCTTTCGCAGCGTGTGCGCAAGAAGGGGATGCGCACTGCCTTGAGGCCGGTGCGTGAGGATCTGCGCCGCATATGGCGTTCGGCAAGCTTCCGAGGCAAGCCGACGCACCGCCGAGCAATCGCAAACGCGACGAGGATCGACGTGCGCCGTCGCGGTTCCAGTTCGGCAGCCGTGGTGGTCGGCGAAGCCGGAGTCGTCTACGGCAAGAAGGGCGGGGCACGTGCCAAAGGAATGCAGAGGGTCTGGCACTTGCTCGAGGATGGATTTCGGCACGTTGGGTCCAGCCGCCGCATCCCGGGCCGCAAGCTCTCGACCACCTACGTCATGCGCAACATGCGCCGGATCCTCACCGCCATATCGCAGCGGACGCTGCTCGAGGCCCGTGCGGCGCTGCGGGGCCAGCCATGAGCTTCCCGGAGATTGTCGCAGCGATCCGCGCCCGCGCCGCCAACGCGACCAGCAAGGTCTACCCGGGCATGCGCGTGGCTGGCAAGACCACGCCGTGCATCGTCTACAACGTCGAGCTCGCGGCCACCATGTACCTGCCCGGATCCTTCGGAAAGGCGCATTGGAATGGCACCATGATCGCGACCTGCATCGCGGACACGCTCGACCAGGCGGCCGACCTCGCCCATGAGCTGGCCAAGGCGTTCGCCAACGGCCCACACACGCATACCGGCTGCAAGCTGGTGGCGCACGAAATGTCGTTCTCAACCGGGACCGAGCTGCCGGATGACGGCCAGCAGGACGCCGAGCGCACGGTCACAGTCACGATCAACCTTCAAGCACAGGAAACCTGAACATGCCATACATCATGGGCTACGGCGGCACGGTGTCGCTGAACTTCAACAGCGGCGGCTCCACGACATGGCCGGTGCGGAACATCCAGCTGCAGGTGGAGCGTGCGTCCCTCGACGTAACGCTGGTTTCCGATTGGCGTGAAAAGCGCGTGCCAGGGCGAGTCCGGCGAACGGTGAGCTTTGACCTGTTGGCGCAGGATGCCTCCACCGATGACCCGGTGCGCGAGCACATCTACCCGACGTCGCTGGCAAACGCGGTCAATCGTTCGGTCGTCGTCTCTTTCAGCGACCAAGCTGGAAAGGCGTACACGATCACCGGGCACATCACTTCCGCCAGCCGCACCGATGACGGTACTGGGGCGGCGGTGTGGTCCCTCAGCGTGGACGAGGCCTGATGCCGCTGGACGTCTCCCAGTTCATGGCGAAGTCCCGCCGCGTGGTCGATCCGGACCTCGGGCCGATCGTCGTGCGCGAGCCCACCATGGCGGACTACCGCCGGGCGGCGAACGACCCGTGGTGGTGGGCCGCCTGCCTGTCGTGCGAGGACGGCACGCCGCTCCTGGCCGATCCGGCCGACCTCGGCCGGCTGTCCGCCGACGTGTCGACCAGGCTGTGGGAGCAGGTGAACTCACCGCACCCTACTCAGCCGCCACCCGGCGGCTGTGGAGAATCGCAAGCCCGGAACAGCGAGACCTGATGCCCATCGCCCTGGCATCCTCCGAGATGACCACGCTGGAACGCTGCGAGTTCCTGCTCGGGGTGATCGCGTGCTCGCAGACCAACAAGCGCCCGCAGGAGCTGTTCCCGTGGGTGAAGGCCGGCCTCGCCGAGTTCGACCGGGAGGTGCTCCGTGGCGCGTGAGATGAAGGCGGTCATTCGCGCCGAGATGGACCCAAGCGGTGTGGTCAAGGGCGTCGCCCGCGCCCAGGCGGAGCTGCGCAAGCTCAACGCCGCCGCCGCCGCGACCGCCGTCAACACGGGCGTCACGGCAGCCATCACCGCCGCGCAGATCGCCGCCCGCATTGGCAGCCAGGTGGTAAACGCCGCCAGCAATCGCGTGCAGGGCCTGACGCAGATCGCCACCTCCTACAACCTGCAGGCCGCCAACGCCTCGACGCAGGCGCAGGTCGCCGAGTTCGCCCGGAACAAGCGGCTCGCGGCAGCACTTGGCCCGGACGTCGCCCAAGGGATCGCTCGGCAGACGGCCATCAAGGACGCCGACGCCATGCGCGTCATCAACGACCCGCTCATGGGTCCTGGCCTGGCCAATTCCATGGCGCTGGGGGCCAACAGGGACGCGCTTATGAACAAAGGACTTGATCAGGCCATCGGCGCAGCCGGCCTCGCCACCGACGTCGCCGCCATCCGCAAGATGCTTGATGAGCTCCGGCAGAGCTTCAGGATGCCGTTCTGATGGGCTGGATCCTCACTGGTCCCAAGGCTGAGACGTTCTCGCAGACGCGGGTCATGCCCGGGTCCGAGCACCAGTTCGAGCTGGTGTACGACGTGCAGTGGGTGCCGGACTCCAGCAACCCGACTTTCCCGGCGGACGGCAACAACCAGCTCTTCGCCGTGTCCGGCCTGCCCAAGGTGCGCGAACGCGTGCCTGCGGCGTTCCGGAACACCGCGCTGTACATGAAGGCGTACGTCTGCAGGCAGGTGCAGGCGTTCCCGCGCCCGGAAGGCCTATACCAGTGGGAGGTGCGCTGCACCTTCGGCACCCTGCAGGTGAATGTGGCCGACGAGCAGGCGGAGTACGTGGCCGTCACCCGGCAGAGCGGGGTCCGCCAGGCACAGATGTGGCGGCTCGCGGCCACCTTCCCGACCAACGGCAGCGTGACCTGGCCAACAGGCGTCGTGGACATCGGCGGGACCAAGGTCGACCTCAACGGCAACCCGCCGGCATACGAAGTGCCTCAGATGACCATCACCATCGAGGTGCTGTGGGACCGGACTGCGGGAAGCCCAGTCAACGCCGAGCCTCCCACTTCGACTTGGTCCACCTTCGTCGGCAAGCGCAACGACGCAGCCTTCCTGGGGTGCGCCATCGGGTCGCTGGTCTACCGGGGCTTCTCGGTGTCCCCGCACCATGAGTGGTACCGCATCCAGCACAGCTTCGTGTGGGACGAGTGGTTCCACCTCGAGCAGGTGCCGGGGCCGATCCCGACCGGAGCTCCATCCTGCACGACCAGCGTCAGCATCGCCGGCCTGCTGGTGCTGCAGGCGGACAAGGTGGTGTGGTTCCAGAAGTACCAGTCGCTCGCCAACTTCAGCAACGTCGTCAGCGCCCTCCAGCTCGCGGAACTCACCGCGCCGAAGCCAACGGCAGTATGACCTGGCAAAGGCCCATCTTCGAGCGCGGAATACCCGGTGCCAACCGCGCCGTGGTCAACACGTGGATGCGAGGCGCGACGTCTGCACTCGACAACGCGGACGTGATGAGCTGGGGCAGGGCGCAGATGGCGGCCGGGAACGTGGTCACGCTCGGCCTGTGCAAGGTGAAGTCGGCGGCGGTCATCACACCGAACCGCTGGCAGTACACGGTCGAGCACTGGTTCCCGCCCTCGCTTGCGGGCGGAGGCATCACTCCCCCAGGCAACCTGACGTTCAGTTACACGAACGTGCAGAACCTGAGCGAGTACTTCAACACGTCGATCATGGTGGACGGCATGCCGACCAACTCACCATCGGTCATCGTCGGGCCGGTCGGCAGCCAGTGGGATGGATCGGCCTTCCCGACCGGTACTGCAGAGATGCCGCTCATGGCCGTCGTCAACGTGTGGGTCGTGTACGCGCTCGACGGCACTGCGTGGCCGTACTTCGACCGCCCCAACCCGGTCGTCTGCGCCGAGGTCGACGAAAACCAAGAGTAAGAGGAATAAGAGATGCCAAACGCAAGAATCGAAACCGACATCGTTGGCCTGGTCGTGGTGCCTGGCTGCAGCCGCACCCTCACCGTCAACGTCGTGAACCCCAATGGGACCAAGTTCGACCTTACCGGCTACGCGGTCAAGGCCAAGGTCGAGGTCGGCACCGTCGAGACGACGATTACGGGGACGATCACCAGCGCCATCGACGGCACCTCCACGGTCGAGATCCTGGCGGCGACCACCACGGCTTGGCCCGCCGCGACCAACGGGGTGGTCACGTTGTACGCCGATCCGTCCGCGGGCAGTGAGAACGTGCATATCGCCACTGTCCTGTTTCGCACATCCGCGGAGGTGGTCCCGTGATTCGGTCGTTTCTGAGGAAAGGTGCAGTTTCCAAGGAAGCCGCCTGCCTCGCCACCGGCGCCCCCAACCAACCCGGCGGCCTGACCGCCACCGGCGGCGTCGGCACGATCTCGCTGTCCTGGACGGCCGACAGCACGGCCGCGCCCAACCAGGCGACGTACTACGAGGTGGAGCGGTCCAACGACGGCTTGGGGTCGTGGAGCGTGATCGCGACCAACCTCACGACCAACAGCCACACGGACACGGTGGCGGCGAGCACCAGCCGTCACTACCGGGTCTATGCGTACAACTGCGACAGCGGCAGCCTCGCGAGCACCTCTGCGTCCGCGACCACCGCGCCCGCCGCGCCGAGCTCGCTGACCGCGACGGCGACGAGCAGCACGCAGATCAACCTCGCGTGGACGGACAACTCCTCCGACGAGACGGGCTTCATCATCCAGCAGCGCAGCCCGTCGGGCTCGGGGTCGTGGAGCACGATCCACACGACCGGCTCGGGTGCGACGAGCTACTCGGTGACCGGGCTCACCGCGTCCACCAGCTACGGCTTCCGCGTCGCGGCGACCCGCACCTCGCCAAGCGGGACGAGCGACTACACCGCCGAGGCCTCCGCGACCACGCAGAGCGGCAGCAGCACCTACAACGTCGAGTACCTCGTCATCGCAGGCGGGGGCGGTGGTTGTCGCGGCGGCGGCGGTGCAGGCGGCTACCGCACCGCGACCGGATACAGCCTCACGGTCGGCCAGTCCTACACGGTAACGGTCGGGGCAGGCGGCGGCGGCGGGAACGGCAATACAGGACCGGAAGCTCCCAACGGCAACAACTCTGTTTTCGACACCATTACCAGCACCGGAGGTGGAGGCGGTGGGTACTCGAACAATGACGCTCCATCCGGTGGCTCAGGCGGCGGCGGCGGCGCAAGCGGAGGTGCGACTCGTTTGGGTGGAGCCGGGACTTCCGGCCAAGGCAACGCGGGCGGAAACCAAGCGCACACCGGGAGCCCGTTCCCTTCTGGCGGCGGTGGTGGCGCGAGTGCAGCCGGTGGCAACACGACCGCAAACAACGTCTCCGGAAACGGAGGCGACGGAACATCGAGCAGCATCACTGGCAGCGCCGTAACTCGGGCGGGCGGCGGCGGTGGTGCCAACTTCAGCGGCGGGGGCACCAATGGCTCAGGAGGTGCTGGCGGAGGTGGTGGTGCCACGGGAGGTTCGACAAATGGCACCAACGGTTCCGTCAACACGGGCGGCGGTGGCGGTGGTACTGGCACGGGCACTGGCGGCTCCGGCGGCTCCGGCGTGGTGATCCTCCGCATGGCGACCGCGAACTACAGCGGCACGACCACGGGAAGCCCGACCGTCACGACCAGCGGCTCGGACACGATCCTCGAATTCACGGCATCCGGCTCCTACACGGCATAAACCATGGCACACGCAGCAGAACTAGATCACTGGGACCGAGTCATCCGCGTCATCGTAGTCAGCAACGACCTCGAACCGAACGTTGAGCAGTGGTGCACCGACACCTACGGGGGCTACTGGAAGCAGACCTCGTACAACGGGAACTTCCGGAAGAATTTCGCGGGCATTTCCTACACCTACAACACCGACCTAGACGCATTCATCCCGCCCAAGCCGTACCCGTCGTGGGTCCTGGACGATGCGACGTGCAAGTGGAAGGCACCTGTGCCGATGCCGCAGGACGGCGAGCTCTACGAGTGGGACGAAACCGCAGGCGAGTGGAAGCGCATTGAGATGATTGGAGCCACGCCATGACCATGACCAAGCCAACGTCCGAACAGGTCACGTTCCTCGCAGCCGGCTCCGGCGCCACGCAGCGCACGGCGCTAGAAAAGTTCCGCGACGTGGTGAGCGTCAAGGACTTCGGCGCGGTCGGCAACGGTGTGGCAGATGACACGGCAGCGATCAATTCGGCCATCGCGTCAAGCCCGGCCGGAATCTACTTTCCTGCCGGGACTTACCTGACCACCGGAAATCACATCCTGACCAGCCATCGCGTCTTCGGGTCTGGACGCAATGACTGCATCGTCAAGCGTTCCTCCGGCACAAGTCCAGTGTTCGTCGCGCTCAATTCCGGAACACTCGGGGCGTCCATTTCCGATCTCGCCGTCGACGGCAACGGGACGCACGGTCATGGCAT